CAGAACTTATGCCATCGCCATAAATCATGTAATTACCGCCGCTAGAAGCGGTAATATTTCTCGCATTTAGTGTGTCTGTTAATTTGTATACTCCGGTTGGAATGTACAAAGATTTTTCTGTTGTTGATGTGCGAATATGATTTAACGCAGTTTGAATAGCAACAGTATCGTCTGCAACACCATTACCAATAGCGCCAAAATCTATGACACTGACAGTCTGCGCCAGTTTTTCGCAAACAGGGTAAGCTACAGCACCAGTAAACGGTGGGTCGTATATCACCGCACAAGCATCTGGACCAGTTACATCTAAAAAATTGTAGACCATCGAACCTTTGCTGTCCTGCACCAAGATGCTGAAGTTCATACCATCAACATAGACCTGAGCTGGTGTTCCAGAGTTGGAAATGTAGCCATTGAGCGTGCGAAGTGGCTGTGCTGCCACGATTGTCAATGCTGCGTCAAAGTAGGCCACAACAGGGTTCGTTTGAGGGTTTAGGTTTGCTACCCCAAGCCAGACATAGCCATTGTCCAATGGCTGCCCATCACGGTCTTGAAAGACTGGGAACGGAACTTGAATTGAAAGTGCGGACATTTATTGGTTCTCCTGGTCGAATTGGCGCTCGGCTTGGATTGCTGATTGCAGCCACTGAATCCTTGCGTCCAATCCCTTTGGCAGTTTTGCTGCGTCTGCAAATTTCTGGAAGGATTGTGACATGGCTGTGCGACTAAGGGTAGCGTTACTTGCTTGACCCGTGGTTGCTGTTTCGACTGCAAGTTTCTGGAACGCAGGATCAGCAAACAGCTTGGCGGCTTTTTGAACACCAGAACCTTTTGCGCCAGCCATGAATCCAATAATGTCGGGAGCAACAAACCCCCCACCTGGAATTAGGCTAGCGGTTGCAGTGGCAGCACGCTGTGTAACTCCGCTTGAAATCACTTTATTAAAAAGCCCATTGATAGCCATATCACCAAGTATCTGATTAGCTTTCCCTGTGGTTGGTATACGAGCCTGCGCGTCTGCAATCCGTTTTGAAATTTCGTAGAGGTCACGCGAAGCACGATCCCATTCTGGCCCCATGATCTTAACCATTTGAGTGTAGACGGGAGGATTGGCACGAAGACCACGATAAACCTTTGTGAATTCAGATGGGCTAAAAACAGTTTCCTCAATACCAGCCCGTCCAGCTGCTTTGCCAGCAGTGACAGAGGCTAATGCTGTAGCCACGGTTTCTTTTCGCAGCTCTTCTGGAACAACTTTCATTAGTTTGTTAAAAGACGCAGCATCGCCTTTTGCAGCCGTTGTGATAGCTGTTTGCATTTTTTGGGCTACGCTGCCATCAACCTCTTTACCAAAAGCCCCAATAATCCGTTTTTCTAAAGCCTTGCGTTTAGCAGTCATTAGGTTTGCACCACGAAGCTCACGCCTAACTTCTTCTCCAGCAATCGCACCCACGTTATCTAGTTGGTCTTGCGCCAGTGCGCCATAAAGTCTTTTGAGGTCGGCTTCAGCCATGCTCCCATATGGTGACTCAAGACCAGCTTGCGCCTTTCCAATCAGACTTTTTTCGCGCAACAATCGGCCATAAGTAACACCAGGCTGTGTTGCAAGCTCAAGCAATTCTTTCTCTTTTTTGTCTAAACCTTTGTCACCAACTTCGGTGATTACTTTCTGTAGCGTTTGCTCTAAGTTGTTTAGATTAATGACTGTGGATTTTGGCACTAGGCCATCCGCACCACCTTCAACGCCATCAATACGGTCATAGATTACCTTGCTGTTAGCTTTAAGCGTATCTCTTGTATTGGTCAGATTATCCAAAATCTTTTGCGAAGTTGCACCAGTGGCAGGCCGACCGGAAATAAATGCGGCATCAAACTGTTGTGAGATTTCATCGGCACGTTGAATTGCCGCACGAGCTGTAGTCTCCCATGCCGCTTCTGCCTCACCAGCAACTAAGGCACGGGTTAGGCCCACAGCATTTCTTACTTGTGGATTATCTGAAAGCACATCAAAAGGAACATCGATGTTCAACCTTTGAGCAGCAGCCGCTGCCTCTGGGTTTACTTGCGCCATATCAATAAGTCGCGCCTTTGCAGCCGATGAACCCGGACCAAAACCAGCCGCCTTGCGTGCAAGGTTTAAAACCTCACTGGCATCGGTTCGCTCTAAAGTAGCAGTAAAGGTCATTGGCTCAACGATTGGTGCTGCTGGTGGTACCGGCGGCGGCGGCGGCGGTGGCGTTGCTGCACCTGCTGCTGGTGCTTCTGGCTTAAAGAATGGTGGCTCGGGTGGCTCAACAGGCGGTGCGCCACGCGCAGCAGCCGGTGGTTGTGCCGGTGCGCGGCCTTGTATGCCTTTTCTAACTGCTTGGACTGCCGGAGTTATTACGCGCTGTAAAACCTGCCCTGCTGGGCCAAAGGCTGTTGCTGCTCCAACCTCTACGGGACTGAATTGCCCACCAGTTGCTGCTTGGCTTGCTTCAATGACTGCTTGAGTTGCGCCAGCACTTGCGGCAGCACCAGGAATGGTGAGTGCTCGCCCTGCTGGTGTGAATGCTGCAATTGCTGAGCCGACCCGTGGGACATCACCAAACGTTAGGCCTGGGGTGATTGCGTATTCTTTCTGGTCAACGGAGGAGCGTAGTAGATAGTTCCCTTTTGCGTCTTGCCGAACTTGAACGCCAGGGAAGTTGGCTTGCAAGACTTGCACCGTCTCCTTGGGGTCGCTCATGAGCGTGCCAAGCGCGGTTTTGAAGCCTGCCACACTCAATTGGTTGAGTTCTGGCATATTGACCCATTCCGGCAATGCTCGGGTCTCAGGAGTGGCACGTTCGCGGCCTGTGACTTGCTCAACCAGACCTTCAAAAAAGCCTTCCATGAAGCCCGTTTTTGGCTGTGATGCTGCCAATTCTTCAGGCGACATGGGTGCCGCAGCGGGTGCTGCTGGTGCAGGCGCAGACATAGCGTCTACCTTGACTCCTTTTAGAGCCAATTCTCTGACGATTGCATCAACATCAGCAGCAGCGCGAGTATCTCCAGCATTCTTTAGGACTTGAGCAGCTTCCAGTTCTTTCAGCAGAATTGGAATAGCCTCTCGATCTCTGGCAGTTTGTGCGCTTGGCGTTACTTGCGAACTTGCCGCAGGCGCAGGCGCAGCAGGCGCAGGCGCAGAAGCTTCTGCACCAGAACGTATTGCTGCAACCCGAGCCTTTAGATCAGGCGAATCTGGTGCAACATCGTCTGGAATGTTGTTGATGGTGATGCCATCTTTTGTAGTGATGGAATAAGGCATATCAGTAATCCACCGTCACAGTCCGTTGCGGAGCTGCTGGCGTTTCTGCCGCTGCTGCGGTCTCAGGGCCAAACACGTTGTCAGGATTGAGACTGTAGTTCTTAACCACTACGCCAAGCGCCTTTTTATCTTCTCCTGCTTTTTTCTGAGCTGAGTCTAGATATTGCTTAGCAAGGGTGACGTACTCTTGGCGTTGTTTTGAGTCCAACGAAAAAAGTTGACCACTTTGCAGGCTAGTAACTTGGTTTCTCAGGCGTTCGTATAAGCCAGATGTGTCTCTGGCTGTTGCAAATTCAGTCTCGCGCACCACTGAGCCTGGATCAAGCATTTTCATAAATCCAGTAATCAAAGCAATGTCGCCTGGGCCAGTCTTTGCATCTGCTGACGACTTCATGTTTTGATAGGTCGTTCCTAGTTCGCCATATACCTTAGTACGACCGATGTATTCCTTGCGCAGTTTTTCTTCCTGCTCAAATTTCTTGGCTGGGTCAATGCCTCCAGATGCTTTGAGTGCTGCTAGTTCAAGTGCGATCTTGGCAGTTTCTTGACCGAGCTTGTTAGTCATAGCAATTGCTTGATTTTTTTGCTCTCTTGTCAATCCAAGATCAGCGGCTTTCTTATCAAGGTCTGCAAGTGCGTTCTGTCTTGCAAACTGTGCATCAACTTGGGCTTTTTTAGCCTGCGCTCTTGACAATTCAGCTTCAGCGGCTGCTTTGGCAATTGCATCTGGTGCTGATGCAACTGCCACGTTTGCTTCTGCAACAGCTTTGTCTGATTGAGCTTTGGCTTTTGCAATGTCTGCAACTACAGTGCCAGTTGCTACTTGGCCTTCTGCCACTGATTTTGCTGCCTTGCCTGCTGCCTCAGTTACTTCGGATGGTGCTTTTGCAGCGGCTGTACGTGCATCAACTTGCTTTTTGAAACGGTCAGGGTCTGCCATTGATAGGGCATAGTTCACCCCAGCTTGCGCTTGTTTTGTATTTCCAGCTACAAGCGCATCTAATGTTCGCTCATAAATACCAGTAGGCATATTTTTATCTTTACGCGCTACGATAATGTTTAGCAATCTTTCCCGAGCAATTTCTGGCCTGTCGTTTTCCAAGGCCATTGAAACTTCAAAACCCTGATTGAATTCGTTGGTTGCCGCAACATCACCGTAACCCTTACGCACCTCGGCAAATGCCTCGCGCTGCTGCGGATACTTGGCAATCATGTTGCTCCAAGTTTCTTGCGTTGGATTGGCTATTGCAGCTTCCAGATCAGTCTTGTATTCCTCTTTTATTTTTTCTGCCTGTACGCGCTTTTGCCGATCGACTAACACTTGACCAAATTCGGCAAATTGCTGGGCGATGTTGACCTGCGGAACCATTCCCGCATAGTTGATAGGTGGTTGTAGTGGATTGATTGCCATGTCAATACTTTAAAAAATTTGAGGCGAAGCTGAAGCGAAGCCAGGCGAAAAAGCCGCAGCAGTTTTAGCAATACCAAGAACATCGCCAAACATTTGTCGGCCAACATTGCCCTGCGCTATTTGCCCGCCAGCAGTTGCTGCTGCTTGGTTTGCAAGCAGATTGCCAATATTGCTTGCCGATGTCATACCCGCCCCAGCCTGTCCTGCCGCAGATGCTTGGCCTAATTGAGTAAATCCGCCAAGTCGTCCATATTGCTGTTCAATCAACGCATTGAGAACCTGGGGACGGAACTGCGATAGAGCTGCTTGCACGTTCCCGCCACGCAGCCCACCAGTAGCCGATGCCCTCTGAAGCAATGCCTCCTCGCCCTGTGCGGTAAGTGCTTTGAATGTTTCACCGCCGCTAATGCGCTCGATGGCTGCACGCTCTGCCTCTGGGCCACTTAAACCAATCAAAGCCTGCTGCTGGCCCATTGCTCCCGTTCCAGCCTGTATGTAAGGGGTCATGAGTTCGACAAGTTTGTCGAACTGTCTGCGCTGCTCCTCAATGCCTTTTCCTGCCGCTGCTGCTTGAGTTGCAGCACCTTGTTCGGCTGCTTCTGCAGCTCCAGTTGCTCCAGTGATGCCGCCAATAATATCGCCAATGAAACTCATGTTGTACCCCATTCCTGTCGGGTCATGCCCAACACATAAACGTCTTTTATTACGCCATTTTGCACACAGGCACTGCGTCTGCAACCTTCTACTTTGAAGCCTAGCTTGATGCAGTAATTCTTTGCAGTATCAAGCCCTTCGATGATGTAAGCAGTCACCCGCAAGATGGGTTGAGCAAACGCCCATGCTAGACAAGCCAGGCCAAGATCACGAGATTGTTTCAATGCTGATTTTTTGAGCAGCGCATGAAGTTCTAGCTCGACTGAACTCTGCTTAATGGCGATAAAGGCACCAGAGAATTTGCCATCAACCCATGCTGAAAGGTAGGTAGCGTTTGGATGTTGGATTGGCGCAGCAGGACGATGGTCGTGCCCAACTTTTGTAATGTAGGGGTCAGAATAGACCTCTACCAAATGCTGTTCTGTGATGCCAACCGTGACCATGCACAACTCCTGTTAAGGGTGAGCTGCTGGTGGCCCGATAGACTCAGCGGCTCGATTTTCGCACAATTTTACGAATCTTCATACTCTTCATCTTCCCATGCCTGACAAACACGCATATCGTTACAGATGAAGTTCAGTTTTTCACAGTGCCCACGATAGCCATAGCCCGTGTCGTATCCAGCCATCGGGATGCGTTCAATTCGTACTTGGGTCATCAGACTGTTGTCGTAGTACCCGCAATTTGAGCAATGCTTGCGCCGTGCGTCTTTTGCATCACACTGCATAGCTTCGCCCAAAGACTCGTAAAACTCAGGGTTAGCCTTGGGGTCGTTGCTGGGTTCTTCAGGGCCATAGTGCCAATCTTTGACCGCAATCAAGAAATTGGCCTTGTTTTCGGCAACGGTCAAAAACTCCTCTTCGCTGGGCAAGCCCATGAAGCCTTTGGGGATAACCATAAATTTGTCCATGCTGTGCTCCTATGAAATTTCTCGGCCTGATGCACGGATGGTCAGGGAGGTTGCTGTCCCTGCCAGCGTAGAAATAAAACCACCAACATCTAATGCCTGACCCACCAGCTCGGGGCAAGTGTAAGTCTCAT